AGTAAAGCCATCCTTGCGGCTCCTGAGTTTGAGGAGTTACAGCAACAGTTTCAGCTTCTTAGGGATGAAGGTTCTACTAACGAAATGTCTTTTCATGGAGATATACTGTATGAGTATTGGCAGGCTGATATTGTAGGTGCTGATGGAAACTATAATGAAGATACAAATGAATTTAACTTTGTGGCCTATAAGAAATTAGAAAACGAGTTTAGAAATACTATAAGTACTGAAGATTGGCAGTATATAATGAATAGGAGGCGTCAGTGGACTGACCAACTTCCAGTTGTTAAAGAGTATGATATGGCTATGGAAAAGCTATCACCATACTATAACATACACAACTTTATATGGAAACCCGGTACTCGCATGAATGCTATAGCTAAAAGGTATTTTGAAGTGTCTGCTTCTAAGAGAGCGGAACTACAAGCAAATCACAAGGTGTATAGAGATATACAGAATAAGGTTAATGCGGCAAGATTAAAATATAGAGATGCCCGACCTGACATTGATTACTTACTGGTTAAATGGTGGGATGTTACCCCAAGACATGCTGAGACTAAATCGTTAAAAGATAGGTCTGAGAAACTGGCATGGAAGAAACGACAAATCGAGAGTGACACAGTATATCCTTGGGCAACACCAAGAAGTCAGGATTTTGATATCTCCCCATCCGGGCGAGTAAATGTATTTTCACAATAAATATTGACAGGAGTATTATAATGTGGTATAATTTAAATGGAGTACCAGCGTGGGACATCCAAGGAGGCACTAACCGTGGCTGAGTATGAGGCTAATCAGGACAATAGTACTAACGCAGAAGCGGACATCTATGATGACGTATCTGATGAGCAAAAGAACTGGCAACGACAACTGAACCGGGCCAGAGACCAAAACAAGGAACTCTTAAAAGGGTATCTGGAGTTAGGCGAAACTAAGGCGGCCTTATCACGTGTAGAGGGCGCAGTTGAATCTCTTATTGACCACTTTGCGCAAAGCGGTTACGAGGATTCTCCATTGACAGGAGTCAAGGATAGCTTATCTCAGCGTAGGCAAGCGGACACTTCGATGCTGATGCACAGAACTAATATTGCCGATGTATTACACGACAATGATAGTACTTGGGATTCTGAACAAATGGGAGAAGCTAGGACTAAGTGGGAACAGGGCGACTACGCTGGTGCGTTATCTTCTGTTCAGTCAGCTTTTTCACAACCAGTGGAAGATATAGATGCGGAAGTTGAACGGCGTGTATCAGAACGTCTGCGAGAAGGGGGACGAGAAGTTGATTCTGGTTCTTCTGTGGGCGCAGGGCAGAAACGAATGACGTTGGGCGACGCCGCAAGTATGTCTCCCGGTATGAGCGAATCAGACATGAAGGCTCATGCCGATACGGTTTTAGACCAATTTTTCAGGAGAAAATAAATGGCGACAGGAGCAACAGAGTTTATTGATAACACTACTGCTGATGTCTTCATACCAGAGATTTGGTCATCCTTGGCAATTGTCGCACGAGAAGCACAGTTAGTCTTTGCTAAGTTAGTTGACCGAAAATTTGAAGATGGCTTAACGAAAGGTGATAAACTAAATATACCTAACATTAGTGACTTAGCCGCAAGAGCTAAATCAACAAACGCCGCCATCAGTTATGAGACAGTCACAGAGACAAACACTACCATTACTGTAGACCAGCATTACTATGCGGCTATAGCAGTTGAGAGTATTACTAAAGTCCAGTCTGACAGAGATATGCTTGCGGCTTACGCAGGCAAGCTGGGTTATGCACTAGGACTAAACGTAGATGATGCTTTAGCATCACAGGTTGAGGCTGACTGGTCTGGACAGACAGTTGGTACACTCGCCGCAGAGAATACATACCACGACTATCTGAGGGCTATACAGTATCTTGATGATGCTAATGCCCCAGCAGACAGTCGTTACTTTGTAATCTCACCAGCATCCGAAGTCGGACTGCTAAAAATGGATACCTATATAAATAACGACTATACAAACATACACGGCACTGGCAGAGAGTCAGCGCTGGATAAGGCTTATATATCGTCATTCTTGGGTGTTCCAGTTTACAAGTCCACAAACGTCGATGGTACTAACTCGGCAGGGCATGACAACACCCTCTTCCAGAAAGAGGCTCAGGCACTTATTATGCAAATGACTCCAGACATGCACACGATGTTTGATATTGATTATTTTGCAGACAAAGTAGCTATTGAGCAACTATATGGTGAGCAGGTAATGAGGTCTGACCACGGAGTATGGATTAAAGGAGCCTAAATTGGCAACAACGAAGAAGAGTGAAGCTACTGATAGTAGCGCAGATGTACTAGAGGCTATATTAATTAAACTAGGGGCTATGGAAGACCGAATCTCCACTATGGAAACTAAGTCTTCCGAGCCTCCTAAACTATTTCCACATATAGAAGCACCTGTAGAACATGATAGAATACCCGAAGGAACGTCAGTAAAACTAAAAGAAAGTTCTGAACGCTATACTGCAATAATGAGTAAGTTAGATACACTTACACCAAATATGCAAGATAAAATAAATGCTAATGGTGTGCATGGGCGTGTTACAGATAGATTTTATGAGAATAAGTTAACTGGCGACCACAAGTATAAAGTTGATTTTGAAGGTGTAGGTAGTGTTGGAATCAAACTATCGGATTTAGAGTTTGTCAGCTAATTTAGAAGATTCAACATTAGTAGACGTTGAAAAGATTCAGCGTAAATTAAATGCTAAAAAGGATAATCCTTATAGTGTAAGAGAAGGAAGCTGTCACGTACCAGTTGATGCTAGCGCTGGGCTGAAGAAATCTCATCTTAAAGGTACAGCAGATACCTTTTTATCAGTGATGAGTAAGAGAGGGTATGAACTATCTTCTAGGCTCAGCTTGCTCGGCCCATTTGAGGCTATAGAATTAGATACTAGTGAACCGATACCTGATAAAGAAGAGTGGAGGATAAGGGGAGTATTTAAGAAAGATAAACCTGAGTTCAATAGAATAGAACTTGACCCAGCTATGGTCAAAGGAGATAACAATGGCTAACCCGGTACAGAAAGTCCCAAGCCGTCAAAACCTTAGAAATACTATGGGGTTGGCTAGGGAGTTCGGATTTTTAGAATTTAATACATTAGACCAAACGGTTGTATTTGACGACTTTGTTGGTGACGTACTAAGTGTAGAGTGGCAAACTGCCGATACAGGCAGTGGTAGTTCGGCGGATGCTGTAATATCCGCAGGGGCAAATGGTACGATAGTTATGGTAACAGGTACAGCAGATAATGGATATTCAGCAATCAGTAGAGAGTTGAACTTCCAAGGACAGCTAAACTGTGTCATGGCGGCCCGAATCAAGATAGATGATATTGCGGCAGTGAAAATGGAAATTGGTTTTACAGATGCACACGACGACGCAGGTGCAGTAGATACACTGGCCTCCTACTCAACAACTGCTACAGATGCGGTAGGATGGATATTTGACACAGATGATACTGCATACTGGCAGTGCTTCGGTGTAGATAGCAATACAGAAGCTACAAAGATTGAAGACGGTCTTGCACCAGTAGCGGCTACCTACGAAACACTTATAGTAGCACTTGAAGATACAACTGCTCATTTCTACAGGCTAGATGCAAATGGTTATCAGACTTATAGGTCAGCACCAATGACAGGTGCTTGCACTAAAGATGTTAGCCTTACACCTTGGGTGTTTGTACAGTCAAGAGAGTCAAGTGACTCCAAGACACTAACAGTTGACTACATCAAGGCGTGGCAGAGGAGAACAGCAGACTAATGGCTATCCAGCACGAAACACTATTTTCTAGTTCGGCTCGTGGTTCTGGCGCAAATAACAGTAGTATGATTACTAATCACGGCGCTAAGGGTGGTATATTCTGGCTTGAGGTTACAGCGGTGTCAGGGAGTAGTCCCACACTGGATGTTAAGTTGCAGGGATATGACCCAGATGGTGCTAACTGGGTAGACCTTGGCGACAATGTGGCAGGTACAGGGGCTTATGCCTTTGCACAGAAAACAGGGGCAAGCTCAGACGAGTTAACCGTATATCCCGGCTTGACAGCAAGCGGCAACGCAGTATGCTCAGGAATATTACCGAACCAGTTTAGAGCAGTAGGAACAGTAGGTGGCTCGTCCACCCCAACAGTAACATTCACACTAGGTGTAGATTTAATAGACTAAGGAGGGCCACATGGCTAATGAACTACGACACTCTGACGTAGGTACGGCCCTTTCTAAAAGTGAGTGGGAAGCTGTTGGTGGGCATATATTTAACAGCCAAGCGGCTGGAGATATCATGTACGCCAGTACTACCTCTCAGCTTACTAGGCTGGGCATAGGTACTGCTAATCAAGTATTGGCGACTAATAGCGGTGCGACTGCGCCCGAATGGGTGACAAGTGTTGCTTCGGCAACCCTCGCCGCAACAGTAACAGTTGTTGACTCTACAGATACTTCCTCATACATCGCTATGTTTGATAGCGCTACCGGCAGTTTGGCGGCGAAAACTGATGCCGGGATAACGTATAACGCTGGCACAGGAATGCTAACTGCTACAGGTTTTACTGGCCCATTGACAGGGGTAGCATCAACAGCTACAGCTTTAGCTAGTGCGAGGACAATCAATGGTGTAAGTTTTGACGGCACTGGAAATATCACAGTCACTGCCGCAGGCTCTACACTAAGCGATACAGTCCCAGTCAGTAAGGGTGGGACAGGCGCAACATCATTAGCAGACAAAGCCGTACTAATATCACAGGATACTGGTACTGATACAGTAGGTGCTGTTGCACTCACAACGAGTGGGCAGGTTATCATTGGTGGTTCT